TTTACCACCCCTTCTTCTCCTTCTACGACGTTGACGGACTGTTTGAACGACAGTATCTTGTCTAAAGGTTTCAACTATTCCTGTTGCAGCGTATCTTCCTTCTCCATGACTGATTGATATACTACCAGGTAATTGTTCAGCATCAGATTCACTTGTAGTTACTCTGAATGTTCTATCTCCTGCCTTAATTCTAACTGTAGGTGGTGGATTTGTATTAGGATCTCTAATGAAGAATGATCCAATTAAATCTCCAAATGTATCAGTAATTAACCTTACATCTGTAACAGTTGCTGTAGCACCACTATTTGCCCCTACAAGAGTCATTCCTGAAGTAATATACCCAAAGTATGTTCCTTGAGCATTAGCGGATAGAGAGCGTGTGTCAACGTTTAGTGTAGTTCCTGATGCAGAATATTGAGTAGAGAAAGACTCTGATGTATTATATGGATTTGCATTATATGTTATAGTTGGTGCATTATAAGGTCCATCTTTATGATCAGGTTGTGCTGTTCTAAATGTTATTAATTTTTCTGAACCAACAAATCCTTCTACTTTTTCTCCAACATTAAATGTTCCAGATACCATTGAAACTTCAATAAGTTTTGGTATAACATCTATACCTGATATTCCATCCATAAATGGATAGAACCTTGAAACAGGTCTTAAACCACCAGCTTGGAACTGAACATTTCTTGAACGCATAAATGTGTCTGGTTCGCTACTGATTAGAATATCTTCAGTAAATGTTCTTGCTGTATTTCCAGTTTGTCTTCTTTCTCCGCCAGGTATAATAACAGTTCTTGTCCAGTTATCAGTTGCAGGAGTCATAACAATTCTTCCAACAAACTCGATCATATTAAATGGGTTTACATTTTCTGATCTAGATGCTAAAGGTTGTTCTAACCAACTAGTTTCATCATATCTTAATGTAATTAAATCTCCTGTTTTCTGTACGTTAGTATCAAGTAAAGTTAAATCTTGACTAAGATCATCATTAAATGTATTAACACTAGTTGAGTATGCAGGTTCTAATTCTAGAGAATAAACATCTATTGGTGTTAACAATTCTCTCCTACGTGCATCTATGTCTGCTTTTGCATCAAAATTACTTAATTCCATTCTGCGATTATCCGCAAAATCGTCAACAAAGAATCCAGACTTAAATCTATTCAAACCTTGAGCATCTTGAATTTGTAAAGTTTGAGTATTTAATTCGAGTAAACTTAATGAAGTTACAGTTTCTAATGTATCAATTCTATCTTCTAATTCACCAATATCTTTCATGGTAAATCTCTTATTATCAATTACACTTACTTCTGCATCATCAGGATTGAAGAGATAAGGTGGGAATTTGATAACTGCAAGAGTCATCGTATCATCAATACTTGTAGGTTCTTTTGGATTTTGAGCAGATGTTCCTTTAACAACTGAAATATTACCCTCAATATCTAAAATAATTTTATCAATTCTACCTAAGTAATATTCAACACCTAATACTGAACTTTCATTTGGTGCAGAAACTAAGGTTGTATTTACACTACTTGATCCAAATGCACGACTTGCAAAATCAAAAGGAGATGTGCTAGGTATGAAAGTGCTGAAATCAGCAACTCTTGGTCTAAAATCAAGAATGTCTGTTAGTCTAGTTCCATCTTTTAATGATGGTATTTCTTTACTATATCTCTCTTTATCATAAGAGTTAACAGTATAGAAATCTCCATTATCATTTGCAGGAACAACATATCTGTTGCAGATTACTAATAATTTTTTAGAAGGTGCAAGTGCTTGATTATTTCTTACAAGTTTTGAGTAATCATAATATTGCTCTTTCTGTCCACTATCAAGAGTAAATCTATCTGTAATATCAAGATAACTACCTTGTGTCATGGATTGTACTGAAGTTACGATTGAAGATTCTTCAAAAGTAACAGTTTCTCCAACTTGGAAATTATTTGCGTTTAAAGGAACATATCCAATCTCAGTTGCAGAAGGTTTAGTTACTATTTGTGCTACAGCATTACTCTTCTTACCAATTATTTTTTCTCCAATAATTGCATTTACATCCAATCCTAAACCACTAACAAACTGAAGTGTGTTTAAAGTTGGAGTTAATTTATTTAAAGACTCATATACCTTTAATACTTTTACTACATCGGGTGTGTTTAAAGATATTTCTCTATCTTCTACTCTTAAACCATAATAGAAAGTAGTAGATAATCCAGTTACTGATGTACTGATTCCAGAAACAGACTTATCTATAACAATTTGATGACTTCTATCATAAGTTTTTTGCTTACTAACTATACCCTGTCTCTTAATAGTTGTGTTAACTGTAACATCAGATTGTCCCCCTCTAAGACCACTGAAATTAACTGTAGTACCATTTGATCCAAAGGTAACTTGTGATGAGTCTAGAGGTTCAAATGTACCATCAGTGTAAGCAATACTGTAAGACTTACTTTCAAATGGTTCAAAGAAAGCACTTGAGAAACCTATATTAGCAGTATTCAAACTTAATTCACCAAGAGCACTTGTTGATTTTCCTGTTTCTTGATGAACAATTGTAAGTGTAGAATCACTCAAGTCTAGAGATGCAACATTTGGAGATGATAGTTTAGAGTATAAGAAAGCATCTCTCTCATTTCTAATTCTTGGTTCTCCTACTGTAAATGTAGTTGTAACTGTATCAATACCAACAACTCCACCATCATTAACTCCAGTTACTGTAGCAACACCAGTTAGAGTTAAGAATTGTAGATCGCTTGATACTCCTACTACTCTAGCAAATGTTTCTGTTGTAAAGGCATCTCTTTGATAACGAATTATTGTGTTAGTTGATATTCCACTAAATGTTTTTCCTGCACAGGATGCGATTCCTGTTGGGGAAATTGAAATTTTATCTGTAATCTTAAAGTTTCTTGGAGTTATACTCTCAAGAACTGTGTCTCCTGAGAAATCAGTAGTTATACCACCTGCACTTGCAGTTTGATAGACTGATTTAATATCTTTTATATTTTTTGCATCAACAGCAGTAATTGAACGAATATATTCTGTACCTTCATTGAAAGAAATTTGCTCTCCGACAATAAATTCTCCAGAAGTTTGAGTTACTATTATCTCTAAACTAGATGCACCAGGAGAACTGACAACATAACCTGTAGCACCACTACTTAAACCTTTTATATAAGATGAAGCAGGGCAGAATCCAGATGAAACTGGAGCACTTAGAGTTAAAGTTGTATATGTTTGAACATCATATAAGTAAAGATCGAACTGAGAACTATCATTAGTGTATGAAATATCATTTAATGAGAAACTATAAACTCTTGCTTGTCCTATAGTTACACCATTAGGACCACCACTAGTGCTCTTTCTACGACTCTGTAAGGTGACTACATTGTTGGTATTATTGATTCCTACTACAGGACTTCCTTGGACATTGTTAACTTTCAGCAAATTGCCCATTTTAAATGGAACAGATGCTCCTAAAATCTTAGTTGTATCTCTGGGTTTATCAAGATCTAAGATTGTGCTACCAGGAAAATCAACATCATATCCTCTAACATATGCTGTTCCTGAAGATACTCTAGCACAAACTAAGTCTTCACTAGGATCATTAAGTTGTTCTGTCTTTTGTTCTGCTGTGTATATACCGTTGTTTGATATCTTATCATTTAAACACTCTTCAACATCAATTGTAAATTCATTTACTGTATAGTTTCCAGATTCATCAAATGTTCTCTTAGCAAAATAATCTCTAATTATAGAATATGTTGTCTTATCCTGTAATTTCTTTATTTCTCCATTAACGATTCTTACTAATTCAACAAAATTCTTATCATCAAAATCAGTTATTGCTTTCTTACCTAATTTTGCAGTTATCTTTAATCTATCTGCACCTGGTGCAGCAAAGTTAGAAAAACCTCTAGCATTATCATATAAACTTGATTCATCTCCTGCGGAGACTAATTCTTCATTTACAACTAGACCAACTCTGTATGATGAGTCATTTTTATATGGATCTAATACAATTGTATCAGTCTGAACACTTGCAAATACACCACGAATGAAATATATTCCATTAGATACATGTACTGCTGATGAGGTAGCAGTAGCATTTAAGTCAATAACAGAAGCAAAACTATCTCCTGCACTAATTGTAGTGTTTCCATAAGTTACTGAATCTTCAGCAATTAGAGTTTCTCCATCTGAGAAAGGTCTGAATTGGAAATCTCTATTAGAATTAAGATATTTTACGTAGAGTGTTGGGAATTCTATTCCATCAGTTGGTGGGAATACAACTTTTTGAATAGTTCCTGTTACACCAGAAGTTCCTCCAGATATTTTTTTGCCAACAAATTTATCCAAATATATGTTCAAATCTAATCCAAAGTGTGTTGGATTTATTTTTACTGCCTCATAAAATCTATCGTATGTAACTCCACCAGGAATTACCATAGATCCTTCTTTGAAAATATGGCTACCGAATGATTCAATTTGACTTTGCAGTATTGATTGTAAAGTCGTTAGTTCCCTTGCTTGGATAGGATATCCAGGTTTAAACAGAACTCGATAAAAATTATTCGCCTTATCGAAATCATCATAATATGGATTTATATTTAAATTGGTCTTTTGTGGCATCTTCTTAGAACTCTAGAATAATCTTAATGTCTTCTTTTTGCCTTGCATCTCTAGTAACTACTGGTCTATTATCCAAATAAATTACATCACCCGACGTTTTATTTATCTCAGGTTCGGCAAGTCCCTGTGTAAATTGAACTCCAAGGTTGATATTTTTATTACCAGATGGGTTTGTGGTAATACCAGTATATCCATTATCTATTTTTCCAGAGAATCCATCGCCTGTAAAAACTTTTGGACCAGCTGAATCAAAGGAATATCTTCTACCTTCACTACTTACACCAACATAATCTTGTTGATCGTAAGTTGATGGGTGGAAATTTTGAGATCTGTCTTGGAAAAACTTAATAACTTTTGTAGTTTCATCATAAGATGCAACATATCCTTCAGCAGTAACAGATTTACCATCTACTGTTACACTTTGAGTTATCTTTTTACCAATGGTTAAGAAATTTTCTCCCGTAATTGTTCCATCATCTAACAATTTAATAGCATTTGTACCACAGAACTGGTTATCATCAAATACATTAGTTGAACTTACTCTTAGAGGGTTCTTAACTACAGAAATTTGAGCAAATGCAGTATCTGTTGGGAAA